CATCATCTACCAGCATCAGGCGCTCTATCGCGATTGGGGCGGGGGGATGGTATGCGCACGCTGACCGTCGTCCTGATTGCCACGGGCATCATCGCCACCCTCGGCGGTTATATCCACCGCCTACGCGGACAGCTTGCGAGCGAGCAGACGAAAGTGGCCGCGCTCACCGCCGCCAACAAGGCGCTTGCCGATGAGTACGCCGCCGCCGATGCGGCTTATCAGGCGTTAATCGCAACCACGTCGCAAATAGCGACGCAATACCGCCCCGCTATCCACCGCGTGCAACAAGCCCCGGCGCAGGATGACGCGCCAGTCGCGCCGGTATTGCGGCAAGCGCTGGAGGATTTGCCATGAGAGCCATTGCCCTGCTGCTTGCCATCAGTCTCACCGCCTGCGCGCGCGACATCCCGCGCTACCGCCCCATCGCCGTGCCGACCGGCCTCACCGCGCCGGTTGCCACCCCCGAAAAACCCGACCCGCAGCGCGCGACGCAGCGCGATGTCGCCCGCTACCTCATCGAGCAGCATCAGGCGCTCACCACCTGCAACGCGCGCCTTACGGTCATCCGCCAATGGAGCGAGCAATGGACGAGGCCGACCGCGCCGAAGCGCTAATCGAGGCGACCACTGCCAACGCGCTTGCCCGCATTCAGGCGGCGCAACAGCAGGCCGGACAGGCGGATTGCGAGGACTGCGGCGAGCCCATACCCGCCGCACGTCGCGCCGCGAACCCCGCCGCCATCCGCTGCCGCGAATGCCAGGAAATCTACGAAAGGAGACACCGTGGGAAGTCCTAACATCCCGTTATGGAAATTTGTTTTTGACGTCATCCAAACCGCCTTTACGGTCGGCATCACCATCTACGTGTGGATACTCGCCAAGCACAAGGCAAACGCCAGCCGCATCGCCGCGCTGGAAGACAAGGCGACTGAAGAACTTGGCCAGGTTAAGAACCGTCTGACCGAATTGGAAACGCGCCTCGAGCACCTGCCGAACCGTGAAGCCATCGGCAACATCCACAAACGCCTCGACCGTCAGGCAGAAACCCTGCACAAGATGGAGGGGGCGCTTGACGGCGTGAATGACACCAGCAAACTCATCCTCGAAGTGCTCTTGAAAGGAGACAAATCATGATGCAAGACGCCGTGCGCGCTTACCGCCGCCGCGCCATCCTGAGCCTGCTCGAATACGACAGCGACTATCGCCTGTCGCTCGACATGCTCGACCTCTGCCTCGAACAAACCGGGCAAAACATCACCTACGACCAGCTGCAAACCGAAATCGGCTGGCTGGAGGAGCAGGGCTATATCAGCCGCAGCCATCCGTCGCCGAACCTGACGATGGTAACGCTCACCGACCGTGGCCTTGAAATCGCGCGCGGCAAGGCACGGGCGCATGGCATCCGTGACCTGAGGCCGTCTGAACTGCGCGAGATTGAAGCGCGGCGTGGGAATACCTGATGGCGGCAAACAGCATCAAGACGCTGCCGCCTGCGCTGTTGGAGCAGTTGCAAGACTGGCTGCGCGACCCGGCCATCACCCAGCTGGAGGCGACCGAGCGGCTGAATGCCGTCCTCGCCGAGCTGGGCGAAAAACCGCGCAGCAAAAGCGCGGTCAACCGCTATGCACTGAAAATGAGCGAGGTCGGTGCGAAAATCCAGCAATCGCGCGAGATTGCCGACATGTGGATTGCCCGCTTTGGTAACCAGCCACAAGGCAAGGTCGGGGCGCTGCTGAACGAGCTGGTGCGTAACCTCGCCTTTGAAACCGCGTTGCAATTATCGGAAGACGAAGAACCGGCGCACCCCGGCCTCTTGAAAGACTTGGCGCAGGCGATTGAGAAGCTGGAGCGCGCATCCACGATTAACGACAAACGCCAGCGCGAAATCGAGCAGGCCGCCTTGGCGCGTGCCGCCGCCGACGTCGAAGCCACCGCCAAATCGCAGGGGCTATCCGATGAGGCGGTCGAACTCATCAAACAGCGCATTTTGGGGGGCTGAGATGGCTGGCGTCCTCCTGCCCTACCAAATGCAATGGATTAACGACCCAACCCCGGTGCGCGTCTATGAAAAATCGCGCCGCATCGGCATCAGCTGGTCCACCGCCGCCGAGGCTGCCTTGGTGGCGGCGGCCGCCTCCGGCATGGACGTCTGGTACATCGGCTACAACAAGGACATGGCCGAAGAATTTATCCGCGACAGCGCCGACTGGATTGGCCATTACCAGTTGGTCGCCGAGGCGGTAAGCGAGGAGATACTCAACGACGGCGACAAGGACATCCTGACCTTTGTCATCCGCTGCGCGTCGGGCTACCGCATCACCGCCTTATCGTCGCGCCCCTCCAACCTGCGCGGCAAACAGGGCTACGTCATCATCGACGAGGCCGCCTTCCACGAGCAGCTCGACGAATTGCTCAAGGCGGCAATGGCGCTGCTCATGTGGGGCGGCAAGGTCGCCATCATCAGCACGCACGACGGCGTCGATAACCCCTTCAATCAGCTCTGCCAAGACATCCGCGGCGGGCGCAAGCCCTACGCCCTGCACCGTACCACCTTCGACGAGGCGGTCGCGCAAGGCCTCTACCGTCGCATTTGCCAAGTGCGCGGCATGGAGTGGACAGCGGCGGGGGAGGCGGAATGGACGGCGGGCATCTACGACCAATACGGCGCGGACGCCGACGAAGAGCTGCGCGTTATCCCTTCTAACAGCGGCGGCGCGGTACTCTCGCGCAGCCTGCTGGAGCTGCGTGCCGACCCCGTCCCCATCCTGCGCCTTGCCCAGCCCGACGGCTGGGCAGAATACCCGGCAGAGCTGCGCTCGGCCGATATCGCCGACTGGTGCGAGCGCGAATTGCGCCCGTTGCTGGCCACGCTCGACGGCACGCGCGAACACGTCTTTGGCATGGACTTCGCGCGGCACGGCGACCTCTCGGTGCTACTGCCGCTACAAATCGCCTCCGATACCCGCCGCCATGTACCGTTTGCGGTCGAGTTGCGCAACATCCCGCACGCACAACAGCGGCAAATCGTCTATTACCTGCTCGACCGCCTGCCACGGCTCTCCGCCGCGTGGTTTGACGCCAGCGGCAACGGCGAGTACCTCGCCGAAGCCGCGCATGACCGCTACGGCAACCGCGTTGCTCAAATCAAACTCTCCAATGCCTGGTACAGCGAGCACATGCCACCACTGGTGGCCGCGCTGGAAGACGACGCGCTGCGCATTCCCAAAGACGCCGACATCATTGACGACCTGCGCGCGCTGGAGCGCATCGACGGCGTCATCAAACTGGGGCGGCGCAGCGGCAAAGCGGGCGAGCGCCACGGCGACGCCGCCATCGCCCTCTGCCTCGCCTACGCCGCCAGCCGCAGTAATAGCGCCCTGCCCGTAACCGTCGCCATTGAGGACGGCTACACCAAGCCTGCCTATCTGGATTACTAACCATGACCACCCCCAACACCAAAACCCTCGCCCGCCCCACCGCCGCCTCAAAAGAAGTCGCCGTCGAACGCAACCTCACCGAAATCGAACAGCTCGACACCCTGCTCACCCAACGCCTCGGCGGCGACCTCAACGGCTACCGCGACCTCTTGACCGACACCACCGTCACCGGTGCCTGGGCGCAGCGGCAAACGGCGCTGACCAAACTGGAGCGGCAGGTCTTGCCGCACGACCCGGACAACGCCGCCGACGTCGAGGCGGCGGAATTTGTCGCGGCGCAGTTGCAGCGCCTCAACTTTGACGCGGTGCTGAAAGCGATGCACTGGGGCGTGTTTTATGGCATTGCGGTCGGTGAGGTGATGTGGGGCATTGAGGACGGTCGTGTGGTGCTGGATAACGTCCTCGTCCGCGACAGAGCCAAATTCAAGTACGACATCCAGCGGCAGCTCATTTACACCGGCAACGGTGCGGACGAGGCGATGCCGCCACGCAAATTCTGGACGTTTAGCGCAGGCGGCGACACCACCGACAACCCCTATGGCTTGGGGTTGGCGCATTTTTTGTACTGGCCGGTGCTGTTCAAAAAATCCAACGTCAAATTCTGGTTGGTCGGCAACGAAAAAGCGGCGACCAGCGTGCCGCACGGCCAATACGACCCGCGCTCGCCCAGCGCCGAAGCCGACAAACAGCAGCTGCTTACCGCACTCACCGCCATCAAAAACGCCGCCGCCACCGTGACCCCGCTCGGCTCGACCATTGAGCTGCTCAAGGGCGAGGCAGGTACTACCGATTACCACAAGCTGTGCGAGTACATGGATGAGGCCATCGCCCTGGTCATCTTGGGGCAGGTGATGACCTCGCAGGCGGTCGGTGGTCAATACAAGGCGGAGGTGCAGGACGAGGTTAAGGACGACATCGTCAAGGCCGATGCCGACCTGCTCTGCGCCTCATTTAACGCGACTGTAGCCGTCTGGCTGACCGAGTGGAATTTCCCCAACGCGCGGCCGCCCAAGTTGTGGCTGCGCACAGAAGAAGCCAAAGACCTGCAAAAACTGGCCGACACCTACGCCAAACTGGCACCGCTCGGCTACCGCCCGACGCAGGCGCAACTGGAGCAGGATTTTGGCGGCGCGTGGGAGGCAATGCCGCAACCGAGTGCCTTGCCTGCCCCCGCAGACGCCCACGACTTTGCCGAGGGCGATATATCCAGCGCCCCGGATGACATGAGCACCCGCCTTGCACACGAGCTGGCGCCGCACGGCGAGGCATGGGTCGCCAAGATTAGCGCCGAGCTGGCGCAATCTGAGACCCTGTTGCAATTCCGCGAGCGCCTCGACGCATTGGCGGGCGAGTTGCCGCTCGACGTCTATGCCGACATCTTTGCCCGCGCTACTACCGCCGCCCATCTGGCCGGACGCCATGACGCCAAAACGGAGACCGCATGAGCCTCGCGCACACGCAGCTCCCCTTTGCCGAGCAGATTAACTATTTCCGGCGCAAGCTCGACCTGCCGACCGAGAGCTACGCCGACATCTACGGCGCCGAGCATGACCACGCCTTTGTGGTGGCAGGTGCCAACCGCCTCGACCTCGTCGCCGATTTCCGTCGTGCGGTGGACAAGGCAATCGCCGACGGCACCACGCTAGAGGAGTTTCGCAAGGACTTTGACGACATCGTCGCCAAGCACGGCTGGCAGTACAACGGCGGCCGCGACTGGCGCAGCAAAATTATCTACGACACCAACCTGCACGCGAGCTATCAGGCGGGGCGTTACGAGCAACAGCAGGAAATGAAACACCTGCGCCCGTACTGGGAATACCGCCACCGCGACGGGCAAAAGCATCCGCGCCCCGAACACGAGGCGTGGAACGGGCTGGTGCTGCATTGCGATGACCCGTGGTGGCAGACGCATTACCCGGTGAACGCCTACGGCTGCAAATGCACCGTCTTTGCTCACAGCAAGCGCAGTCTGGAGCGGCGCGGCCTGAAAGTAGGCGAAGCGCCCGCCGTTGAATGGCAGGAGCGGCTCATCGGCAAAAACAGCAACAATCCGCGTGTAGTCAGCATGCCAAAGGGCATCGACCCCGGCTTTGAGCGCATCCCCGGCAAAAACGCCGGACGCGACGGCTTGCAGCGGCTATTTGACAAGGCGAGCGCGGTACCGCCGAAACTGGCAACCCACGCCATGCAGCAGGTGCTGGATGACCCGCGCGCGCGGGCGTTGCTCACGCAAGAAATCACGCAGATGGTGGATACCGTCGCCAGCGAAATGGTGGCGCGCGGGGTGAACAAATCCGTGGGCGTCATCGCCCCCGACCTCCTCGCCGAGCTGACCCGGCGCAACCTCGCGCCCACAACCGCCGTCATCACCCTGCGCGACAAGGACATCCTCCATATCCTGCGCACCAGCAAAACGGGGATGCATTTACCCATCAATTTTTTGCACCACATAGCCGACCACCTGCAAGCCCCGCAGGCGGTGCTGCTCGATACCACGCAAAGCGAGACCGCGCTGCTCTATATATTTGACCTCGGCGGCAACAAGGGCAAGGTGGTGCTGAAATTAGGCTATGAGTCGCGCGTGAAAGATGCGGAGACGGGGGCAAAACAAAACGTATTGCTGAACATCCTGCGCAGCGGCGGCACGTTTGTTTGGGATGCCAAAGCCCAGCAGGGGCTGGCACACTACACCCTGATAAAAGGGAAATTGTGAACACAAAAAAACACCCTCCCGCGTGGGGAAGGTGCCGGGGCTGCGGTTTGCCTGATTCGAACAGGATCATAGTGGCGATCACTAACCTTTCCAGTAGGAAACCCCCGCAGCTGTCAGCCAAGTATAGCGCAAAACAACCATGCCATCCCTAACCTTTGATGACCCGCGCGTTATCGCCTACCTCGAACAGCTCGCCGCCGCCGGATTTTTGGACAAGGCGGTATTTAGCGCCATCGGCGAGGAGCTGCTGCTCTCCACCGATGCACGTTTCGACAGTCAGACCGACCCGGACGGCCGCCCGTGGGAGCCGCTGAACAGCAAATACGCCGAATGGAAGCGCGCCTTCCACGGCCACGACCGCATCCTCAAGCTGCGCGGCTATCTGCGCGACACCCTGCGCTATCAGGCGACCGATGCCTCGGTCGCCATCGGCAGCAACCGCATCTATTCCGCCATCCACCAATTCGGCGGGCAGACGGGGCGGGAGCATAAGACCACCATCCCGGCACGCCCCTACCTTGGCGTCTCTGACGACGACGCCGCCGCCATCCTTGAGATTATCGAGGACGCTTTTGCCCGCCATCAGCCATAGCGCCGTAGGGTGGGGCTTGCCCCACCGCAGCCCGCAGGCTGTACCCCTTTCCCCGCAGCGAAGCGCAGCGGGGGAAGGCCGGGATGGGGGGGAAACCCGCTGACAACCACCCCCGCA